CGCTCAAATGCCATCAGAAAGCAGTTCCGTTGTGTCGAACGCCACTAACGGAATCGAACCACCACGCGGCTACCTGTCCGTTAAGAAGTCCAAAAAAGGGCCTCTTAAGCAGATTGTTCCACAATACCAAAGTCTAAAACAATATTACACATTGCTTTGGGAGATGCCAAGTAATGAAGGCTATATTAATGTTGTTGCAGTTATGCAAAAGTTCTTTGACCAAGCCATTAGCGGCAACTGGTCATATAATCCTACACAATATCCAGACAACGAAGTACCAATGAGTCAAATGATTAATGACTTGTTAATGACGTACAAACTAGGATGGAAAACTAGCTACTATCAAAACACTTATGATTACAAAACAGATCCAAGTGAGATAGAAGAAGAAAAACCAGTAGAACTACCACAACAAATCAATGGTACCGAATTAGACAGCGATGACGAAATGTGTGAGGCGTGTGCAATATGATATTGACAAATAGTCCAGATCCAATTATAATTTAAGAAACAAAGAGGAAGAATAATGTCAAAGACAGTTTTTAATAAAGAAAAAGTAGATTTCACCAAAGAAACAATGTTTTTTGGTGCAGATCAAAACACACAGAGATACGACACATTTAAGTTTCCTGTGTTTGACAAATTAAACCAAACAATGCTTGGATATTTTTGGCGTCCGGAAGAAGTTAGCCTTCAGAAAGATAGAGCAGACTTCGCAAACTTTCGCCCAGAGCAGAAACATATCTTTACTGCTAACCTAAAGTATCAAACACTGCTAGATAGTGTACAAGGACGTGGTCCGTGCCTAGCATTTTTGCCGCACGTTTCACTACCTGAGCTAGAAGGTTGTATTGTTACTTGGGATTTCTTTGAAACTATTCATTCACGTTCGTACACACATATTATGAAAAACGTGTATCCAGATCCAAGTGAAGTATTTGATACTATCCTTGACGATGAAAAGATTATTGCTCGTGCCGAATCAGTGACAAAACATTATGATGCATTTAATGAAGCCTCTGATGCTTATTTTCATCGTGGTGAAGGTACAATGTATGATGTTAAAAAGAAAATGTATCTTGCAATGATGACAGTAAATATTCTAGAAGGTTTGCGTTTCTATGTGTCATTTGCTTGCACCTTTGGCTTTGGAGAACTAAAGCTAATGGAAGGTAGTGCTAAGATTATTTCACTTATCGCTAGGGATGAAGCACAGCATTTGGCACTTAGCACACACGTTCTTAAACTTTGGGCACAAGGTAAAGACGATCCAGAAATGGCTAAAATTGCAAAAGATTGCGAACAAGAAGTTTACGACCTATGGCGTGAATGTGTCGCTGAAGAAAAAGATTGGGCAGAGTATTTGTTCAAAGATGGTAGCATGATTGGTTTGAATACAAAACTATTGCACCAGTATGTGGAATACATTGCTAATCGTAGGCTCAAAGCATTAGGATTTGATGCAATTTTTGATGCACCAGTTAACACAAATCCACTACCGTGGACACAACATTGGTTATCAAGCTCAGGTTTGCAAGTTGCACCACAAGAAACAGAAGTAGAATCGTATATTATTGGCGGCATCAAACAAGATGTTGACAAAAACAAACTGAAAGGATTTTCACTATGATACATATTTGGGGTAAGCCTGCATGTCCATCATGCACAAAAGCAAAAGCACTTTGTGAAAAATACAATTACCAATTTGAATATTTAGAATTAGGTAAAGACTTTACACGCGAAGCAGTGTTAGCAGAATTTCCAGAAGCAAGAACCTTTCCGCAAATTGTAATTAATGGCCAAAAGATTGGCGGTTATGAACAAATGGTAAGTTATATAGAAAATACAGGTTATACAGGAACAGGCCACAGTTTATGATTATTGAAACACCTTATAAAGCTGGTGATACTATCACCATTAAAACAACCGCAGGCGAAGAAATTGTTGCTAGAATGGTTGAAGAAAACGATAAGATTGTAAAAATTAAAAAACCGTTAGCTCTTATGGCACACGGGCAAGGAGTTGGATTAGGTCCTTGGGTATTTACAGTCAGTCCAGAGAGTGATATGTCTATAAATAAAAGTGCAGTGTTGATGATTGCTAAAACGGAAAAAGATATGGCAAGTCAATATACTCAAAGTACAACAGGATTAACAATATAATGCCAGCAGTTGCTTGGAAAAATGGAAGTAGCAGTGTAAGTTGCACAGATGGTAGCAGAGGTAGTGCTTGTGCATTTGACTCCTTTGGAACAGCAATCAGATGGAACTGGAACACTGATACGACACAATCAAGTAATGAAGGCAGCTCGGATGTATTTGCCAACAGCATAGGTGTTGTACGCAAAGGTGACAAAATGGTATCTCATCCTCATGGAGATCCTTGTGTTGCAAGTCCAACCAATCATTCTCCACCACTAGATACATATTCTCCAAATGTTTTTGCCAACAACTTAGAAATAGGACGTATAGGCGATCATTATGACGGAGACGGTACTAGTCAAACACATTCAATTTCAACCGGATCACCAAACGTTTACGCAAACGGTACTTAATGACAGAACTTCATGAAGAGATGTTATCTCTTTTCCAAACATACATGAAAGAAACAGAAGATTTTGAAAAGTTCGGCAAAAAAATTGCCGCACAAAGAGCACGTATGGCATTACAAGATATGAGCAAATTAATTGTCGCAAGACGCAAGGAATTACAACAACAGAAATTAGACGTATGAATCAAAATTATCTTAATCAACTAGGACATAAAGCAACAACTTATTTTAAAGCAAGACAAGCAGCTATAGATTATGTACAAAAATGGGATTTAGATGACGATATTGCTACAGATTTAGTAATTATAAGTCAAGTTTGGGCAGCAAATTTATATGGCGATGTGATCAGAGAGCATGATATTGCTATGAGATTAAACATTACAGATGCAGAATATATTAAAAACGATGAACTTTTGCTAAGTGCTGATATGAAAGATCTACAATTAGTCGAAGTGTTTGAAAGGTATTTAGATAATGCTACATAAAAGATTTGGAAGAAGTGAATTATTTGTTTGCGAAAGCACAGCTCAATGTGCAATTAGCAATCCGCAAAAAGAATTTTGGGAAGAAATGGAGACATTTATTGAGCAAGGAAATTATATTCCAAAATATGTTTTTGCTCTTCCTGATAATGAATTTGCAATTTATCTACAACATAAATTCAATTTAGATTTGCGTACAAGAGATGGTCATTTTATATTACAAGATTTTCAATGATGTTAGCGCTCTATTGTAACATTTTTGTAAATACAGTATGTTGAGAAACGACCTTAAAGAAGAATACAGAATATTCTATATGGTTAAAGGCCACCTCGACGCATCACCTCAAACAGTAATAGAAAGTTACAACGGATACTTTCGTCGACTATGGATCGATGGAAGTAACGGCGCACCTTTGTATGACTATGAAGAACAGTTCGAACAAGCATGGAGAGACAGACAGAATGGTTTCACGGAAGATACAAGAATTGAGTGACGACGACTTGTCGTATTTAGAAAAACTATTAGGCGAGCAGTTTGCACAAGAACTTGAAAGAGACAAAACTTGGTTACAAAAGAATAACTATTCTCGCCCAGGTGAAAAGAAAAGCAGAATCATTCGTCTTATGAATGCTATCAGAGCTCAAAAAGATATCAAAAAACGCACAGCAGAAAAATGGTAATAAAGGTTGACATTAACTTTTGTTAATGTTATAAATAAACTGTTAGCGTTGAAGCAACGTGGACACATACTGGACTGCGGGGCGGTACCGCACTCGTCCACCATAAGCACACTAGGAGAAATCACTCTCTATCACTGAAAGGTCAATAGTGTGTTTTTTATGGGCGAGAAATTAGGATCGACAGGTGTGAAAGTGAAGTGGAGTTAACCGGGTAACAGCGTAATAGGTTAAACTTTATAACTGCAAACACAAACGCAGCGCCAGCAATGGCAATCGCAGCCTGATTTAGGTATGC